ATGGACGTGGCATCGTTTCTCAAGAAGATCGCCGATGTGCTGTCGGAGCGGCGCACCAGCGCCCGCGAGCTGGAGGCGCTGGAGTTCGCGGCCGACGGCCGTGACGTCTCGATCCGCGTGCGTGGCAAGCCGCACGGCAGCCTCTATCCGCCGCTCGGCGTCATCCTCGCCAGCATCGGCCGCACCTGCCATGAGCAGGGAATTGCCCTGCCGCAGCTCAGCCGGATTGCCTTCCTGAGCGATGAAGTCAGGGTCGAGTTGGGCGGTGCCGGCCAGCAGCCGCCGAAGGTCTACCGCTTCCCCATCGAAGGCGTGCTCGGCACGCCGACCCCCGACCAGGCGCCGTTGCAGCTGGTCGCGGCGAGGTTGGCGCGGACCGGAGACTGAGGGGGAACGGTCAATCGACGCGTGGTCGTTCCGGCCCGATCTGCAGCTAGCGATGCCTATGCGCGGCTGTTTCGCGAACCCACGAAGGAGCGCAGGTTTTCTGGGTAACGGCTGGGCGACCGCCGGCTCGGCGTGGGCGCGAGCGGGGCTCGAACTGGCCTGCCTTCCCGGCTTCACCCGACACCCGCTGATCACGTCGCCCGTCGCGTCTCCCGCATCAAGCGCATGATCTGCATGGCCTCGAGCCGGCCGCCGATCGGCAGGCCATCCTTGACGGCGAAGATGCCGACGGCGCGGGCCCGGCGGAACTCGCCGTCTTCGTAGTCCCGGTAGGTATCGAGGGCATCGTTCAAGGTCGGCCGATGCTCGTACTCGTAGTCGCCGGTGCGGCCGTCGCTGCTTTTTTCCTGCCACCACGAGACGACCACGAAGGCATCGGCTTGGCTCAGGAGGGCGGCGCGGTCGGCCTGCACGGCCGACAGGCGCTTGGCACGGCTGGCGAGGGCTTCGTCGGACGACATGGAGGCTCCCTGTTACGGAGCCACTATATGATAACCATGGTTATATAATCAAGGGATTGTTTTATCCCCAGGTCAGCTCGCCCGGTTGTACTTGCCGATCACCAGGTGCGCCTTCTGCCATTCGCGGCGCGACAGGGTGTAGGTCTTGGCCGGATTGTACTGCTTGACCGTCCAGCTCGCCTCGTTGCGCCGGACCAGCCGCTTGATCAGCACGTAGCGCGAGCCGTCGGCGGTCTCGCGCAGGAAGACGCAGTCGTCGCCCGGCGAGACATCGGCCGAGGGATTGACCAGCAGCAGGTTGCCGCGTTCGTAGGCCGGCTCCATCGAATCGCCCGACACGAAGCAGCCATAGGCTTCCTGGATGCCTTCGAGGCGCGGATCGCGCGGGATCCACGACACCGGCTCGTTGGACAGCAGGATGGCGCCTTCGCTGCCGCCCTGGGCCGAGGCAAATACCTGCAGGGGCGGGCGTCCGCTCGCTGCCCGGGCTGCGGCGCTCGCTGCTGCAGCGCCGCCGCGGCGGCCGCGCTTGCCGCCCTCGGCGAGCAACTGCTCGTCGTCCTCGCCGGCCGATACGCCCACCATCTTGTCGCCACGGTTCGACTGCAGCCAATTCACCGAGACCTGCAGTGCCTGCGCGAGCTGCACGATCGATTTGGGCTCGGTGTCGCCGCGCCGTTCGATCTGGGCGATGCCGCCCTGGGTGATGGAGTAGCCGGCGCGCGTCACGCGCCGTGCCAGTTCCGCCTGCGACCAGCCCTTGGCCCGCCGCTCTGCTTTGACCCGTTCACCGAGATTTGTCATGACGGCAATGCTAGCGCAGTTATTGATGACTTTGGTTCTTGACAATAATAACTGTGGTGGTGCATACTGCCGGCCATGGAAGCTCTCTTAAAGGCCGTGACCCTGGCCGGCGGGCAGACCGCCCTGGCGAGGCGCATCGGCAAGACACAATCGCATGTCGCCCAGTGGCTGCGGCGCGGCCGGGTCGGTCCGACCGCCTGCATCCCCATCGAAACCGCCGTCGGCGGCCAGGTCACGCGCTACGAGCTGCGCCCCGACGTGTTCGGCAAGCCGCCCCAGCAGAGGGACCGTTCGATGATGCATGAGCCCGAACCGTGGGCAGTCGACGCGGGGAGGGCGCGATGAGGGTCCAGAAGCGCCGGCTGCCGCTCCGCTGGGACGCCCGCTGCAGCGAGATTCTGCAGCGCATGGCCGGCCAGCATCATGACCGCCAGATCTGCGCGTCGATCGCGGCCGAGACCGGCAAGCGCTTCTCGGCTTGGACGGTGGCGGAGTACCGGCGCGCCGGCGGCTTGCCGGCCTGCCGGCGTAACGATTGGACGGTGCCGTTGAAGGCGCTGCCGCGGCGGTGACGGGCAGGGCCGGTTATTTCGCTCGTCACGGGCGGCCGAATACGCTGTCGGGAGAAGTCGCTCCTCTCGCTGAACGCGTCGATTGCCCGTTGATGCTGCTCATTGCGGTGGCGTGATTGCTGCGGCGTGGCCTACGCCAAGGCATTGATTCTCTTGTTTGTTTCGGCTCCCTGTCCGGGACGATGATGCTTCAGCGCCAGCCCAGGTATGCGCAACTATCAAGATTTATGCGCAACAATTGTTGCGCTTAATCTTTCGATTGTGGAAATTATTGCGCATAGACTCGATAAATGCGCGCATATAAGGGAATAATTGCGCATAAAACGATTAGTTGCGCTTAAGAGATTATGCGCAACAAAGGTAAGCCCGGTGGCCAGAGACATCGACGAGCACGGACTCAAAGCAATTGAACGGATCGTTCGCGCTCATTCCCCCAGGGGGATGAGTATGACGGAGATCGCCGACGCCCTGAGAGGAGACGCCCCGCCGCGCCGCACCCTTCAATACCAGCTCAAGCAACTCGTCGATCTAAAGCGCATAGTCAGGGAAGGTGAACGCCGCGGGACCCGTTACCACGCGCCGTCCATCGCCGACGCCACCAGCGTCGCCGCAGGACCAGGCGAAGCCAAGGCTGGCACCGCCGACATCGCGCTGCCGCTTTCCAGGCAAGCCAAGGAAGTCCAGGCCTACGTGCGCCGGCCCGTCGCCGCACGCAAACCTGTCGGCTATGACCGCGACTTTCTCGATGCCTATCGTCCCAACGAGACCTTTTACCTGACGGAGAAGGAGCGCGCCCACCTGCACCAGATCGGCACGCCGCAGATCGCGCTGCAGCCCGCCGGCACCTACGCCAAGCAGATCCTGGGCAGATTGCTGATCGACCTTGCCTGGAATTCGAGCCGCCTCGAGGGCAACACGTATTCGCTGCTCGACACGCGGCGGCTCATCGATCTCGGCCAGGAAGTGGAAGGCAAGGACCGCCTGGAAGCGCAGATGATCCTCAATCACAAGGACGCGATCGAGTTCCTTGTGAGCGATGCCGAGGAAATCGGCTTCAACCGTTTCACGATCCTCAACCTTCATGCGCTGCTGGCAAACAACCTGCTTGCCGACGCGGATGCGCCGGGACGCCTGCGGCGCATTCCCGTCGGCATCGAGCGTTCGGTCTTCCATCCGGTGGAATTGCCCCAGCTCATCGAAGAGTGCTTTCACGAGCTGTTAGGCAAGGCCGGCAGCATCAGCGATCCCTTCGAGCAGGCCTTCTTCGTGATGGTGCAGCTTCCCTATCTGCAGCCCTTCGATGATGTGAACAAGCGGGTGTCGCGGCTTGCTGCAAACATCCCAATGATCAGGCACAACCTCGCACCGTTGTCCTTCACGGACGTGCCGCGGGATTCCTACCTCCAGGCCGTGCTCGGCACTTACGAACTCGGCCGCACCGAAATGCTGCGTGACGTCTTCATCTGGGCTTACGAGCGCTCCGCCGCGCGCTACGCCGCCGTGCGGCAATCGCTCGGTGAGCCCGATGCTTTCCGCCTGCAATACCGCACTGAGCTTCGCGAGCTCGTCGGCGGCGCGGTGCGCTCGCGTATGGGGCGGCAGAAGGCGACGGAGCACATCGCCGGATGGACGGCAGAGCATATCCCGCAGCAGGACCGGGAGCGGTTTCGCGCGACTGCCGAAGGTGAGCTGCTCGGCCTGCACGAGGGCAACTTCGCTCGCTATCAAATCAGGCCGTCGCAGTTCAACGCCTGGCGCGAGGTTTGGAACCAATGAAGGTCCGTTCCATCGATTGACGATTGCGAGCGTTTCATTCACGGGTATGACGCACGTATCGTTGACTCCTTCATGTAGCTCTCCGTTTCTATACGCGGGTGACCACGACACCCGCTTCCCCCAAGACCACCCGCGCCAGGCGCGCCGTCGCACGCTCGTCCTACCGGGCCGAGTACGCCGAGCAGGCGCGCAAGCTCTGCCTGCTGATGGGCGCCGACGACCAGGAGCTGGCGGGCTTCTTCGACGTGCCGCCGGCCACCCTGCAGGAGTGGCTGGCCTCCGTCCCTGACTTCGCCGCCGCCGTCCTCGCCGGCAGGGAGTTGGCTGACGCCGACGTCGCCGATCGGCTGTGGCGGCGCGCCATCGGCTACAGCCACCCCGCCGTCCGGATTTTCAGCCACCAGGGCAACGCGCTCGAGGTGGCCTACACCGAGCACTATCCGCCGGACACCGCCGCCTGCCTGTTCTGGCTGAAGAGCCGCCAGCCGGAGAAGTGGCGGGACAAGATCGAGCACGAGCATCACGCCGTCGCCGAGATGCTGGAGGCGCTGGACGCCGCCGGGGAAAGGGCAAGACATGCTCGCCGCGGCTAAGGTCGACAACCGCCTGCACGGCGAGATCGGCGCGCTGCGCTTCGATCCCCTGGGCTACGTCATGTTCGCCTTCCCGTGGGGCGTGCCCGGCACGGCGCTCGCCGACGAGGCAGGGCCCGAGCCGTGGCAGCGCGACATCCTCGAGCAGCTGGGCCAAGGCCTGATCAGCACCGAGGAAGCGGTGCGCGCGGCCGTCGCGTCCGGCCACGGCGTCGGCAAGTCGGCGCTCGTTTCCTGGATCGTGCTGTGGGCGCTGTCGACGGTGCGCGACACCCGCGGCGTCGTCACCGCCAACACCGAAGGCCAGCTCCGCACCAAGACCTGGCCCGAGCTCGCCAAGTGGTACGGGCTCTGCATCAACCGCAGCTGGTTCGACTATTCGGCGACGGCGCTCTCCTCGACCTTGCCCGGCCACGAGAAGACCTGGCGCGTCGATGCCATCACCTGGTCGGAGAACAACATCGAGGCCATCGCCGGCCTGCACAACAAGGGCCGGCGCGCCTTCGCCATCTTCGACGAAGCCTCGTCCATTCCCGACGGCATCTGGGAAACCATCGAAGGCGCCCTGACCGACGCCAGGACCGAGCTGTTCTGGTGCGTGTTCGGCAACCCGACGCGCAACACCGGCCGGTTCCGCGAATGCTTCGCCGGCGGGCGCTTCGCTCATCGCTGGCAGCCGGTCCAGGTCGACTCGCGCTCGGTGTCGATGACCAACAAGGCGCAGATCGCCGAATGGGTGAAGGACTACGGCGAGGACTCCGACTTCATCCGGGTACGCGTGCGCGGCGTCTTTCCGCGCGCCGGCGACCTGCAGTTCATCGACGGCGAGCGCGTCGATGCCGCGATCGCCCGCGAGCTGGTGAGCGATCCGGACGCGCCGCTGATCATGGGCGTCGACATCGCCCGCCAGGGCAGCGACCAGACGGTCATCCGCTTCCGCCAGGGCCTCGACGCCCGCTCGATCCCGGCGGTGAAGTTCCGCATCCCCGACCTGATGCAGGTCGCGAGCCGCGTGCTCGAGCAGGTCGAGCTGCACAAGCCGGCCGCCGTGTTCGTCGACGCCACGGGCATCGGCTGGGGCGTCTTCGATCGCCTGGGCCAGCTCGGCTGCGAGGGTCTCATTGCCGTCGATTTCGGCGGCAAGGCCGATCGCAGCGACGGCGGCGCGGTGGGCAACGCCAAGGCGCTCTACGCCAACAAGCGGTCGGAGATGTGGGGCTTCCTGAAAGACTGGTGCAAGCTGGGCTGCCTGCCCGACGACCGCGACCTCGCCGCCGACCTCACCGGCGTCGAGTACGGCTACGACGCCGCCAACGCGCTCCAGCTCGAGCGCAAGCAGGACATGCGCCGCCGCGGCCTGGCCTCGCCCGACGACGGCGACGCGCTGGCGCTCACCTTCGCCTATCCCGTGGCGCAACGCTCCGACGTCGACGACCAGCGGACCGAGGAACTGATCAAGAGCCTCAAGCGGAGGGTCGTCTGATGCCGCTCACCAACGACGATTTGATCGCGCTGCTGCGCAAGGAAGAGGAAGCCGCATCCGGCTACCAGGACGCAGCATTGAGCGCGGTCCGCGAGGAGGCGCTCGCCTACTACGATCGCCAGCCCTATGGCGACGAGCAGGAGGGCGCCTCCTCGATCGTGACGTCGGAGTTCGCCGACGTGGTCGAATCGCTGATGCCGGGCCTGATGCGCGTCTTCACCGGCTCCGACGACCTCGCCAAGTTCGCGCCGCTGGCGCCCGGCCAGGAGAAGTGGGCCAAGGAGGCGAGCGAGTACGTCCCGCACGTCCTGATGCGCCAGAACGACGGCTTCCGCGTCATCTCCGCCCTGCTCAAGGACGCCCTGATGTACCGGCTGAGCGGCGCCACCGTCGATCTCGAGGATGTCGAGGACAAGCGAAGCGTGCCGGTGCACAACCTCACGCAGGATGCCATCGACCTGATCGTGGCCGAGGCCGAGGCGCAAGGCGCCGAGCTCGCGATGGAGCTCGCGCCGGATCCGTTCGGTCCCACTTTGACGGGCACCATCACCGTCACCCACAAGCGCAAGCGGGTGGTGGTCGACAGCATCGCCCCCGAAGACATCCGTTTCAGCCCGGCCGCACGCGACGAAGACAAGGCGTCGTACCTGGGCTTCATCAAGCGCGTCACCTCGTCCGACCTGGTCAAGCTCGGCCTGACACAGGAAGAGATCGATGATCTGAGCGCCGACAGGGACCTGTCGGGCGAGGCGGCGCAGCGCAACGAGGGCGTCCTCGACGACGCCGAACGGGCCGGATCCCTCAGCAATGGGGAGAGCGACAGCGAGCGACCGCTGTGGCTGGTCGTGGCCTATATCCGCGCCGACGACGACGGCGATGGGGTCTCGGAGCTGCTGCGCGTGGTCTATGCCCATGGCGGCGGCACCGCCGGCCGCATCGTCGAGCGGGTGGAATGGTCGGGCCCGGCCTCGATCGCGCTCGCCACGCCGATCCTGATGCCGCACACCCTGGTCGGCCGCTCGCTGTTCGACCAGACGCAGGACCTGCAGCAGCTCGGCTCGGTCCTGACCCGCGGCCTTCTCGACAATCTCTACATCGTCAACCGGCCACGGCCGGTGATCTCCGACCAGGTCAATCTCGACAGCCTCATCGACTGGGTCCCGGGCTCGCCGATCCGCCTCAAGCCGGGCGCGCGCCCGGGCGACAATCACGTCGCCTGGCTGCAGGTGCCCAACGTCAGCGCCGCCGTTCTGTCGGCGCTCGAGCATCTCGCCACGGTGCGCGAGAACCGCACCGGCGTCAGCCGCTACAATCAGGGCCTCGACGCCGAGAGCCTGAACAAGACCCTGGGCGGGCTCGACCGCATCATGTCGGCGGCCAGCCAGCGCCAGGACCTGATCGCGCGCACCTTCGCGGAGACGGCGATCAAGCGGCTCTATCGCCTGATCTATCGCGCCATCAAGCGCGCGGCGACCGGGCCCGTGGCCTACTGGCCGCGCACGGGCGGCGGCTTCGCGAGCTGCGATCCCAGCCAGTGGCCCGACGACATGGACCTGTCGGTCGACGTGGTCGGCATCGCCAATCGCGAGCAGGCGATCGGCCATCTCGCCCTGGTCGGCACGCTGCAGGAGAAGCTGATCGCCCTGCAGGGCGGCAAGGCCGACGGCCCGTTCGTCACGGCCGAGAACATCGCCAACGGCGCGCAGAAGCTCACGGAGACGCTGGGCTACAAGACGCCGGGCCTCTTCTTCCAGCCCGCCGACAGGGTGATGGAAGCCTCCGCCGTTGCCGCGCCGCCGGCGTCGCAGCCGCCGACGACTCCCGAGCTGGTCGCGGCGCAGGCGCAGATCGAGATCATGCGCGAAGCGGCGGCCGCCGACCTGCAGATCAAGCGCGAGAAAGCGCAGGCCGACATCGCCATCGCCGAGTTCAAGGCGCGGCAGTGGGCGGAAATCGAGCGCTTCAAGGTCGGCCTGAAGGCGAGCCTCCAGGCCGATGCCGGACAAAGCCAAGGGATCCCGTCATGACCGACGACGACGAGCAGAGATACCGACGCGCGCGCGAAGTGCTGGCCGATGCCGGCTGGCTGTTCGACGACTTCGTGAACAACGAGATGCGGCGCGTGCTGACCAGCGATCCCGACGACATGACGACGCGCGAGATCGCCTACAGCCGCGCCCGCGTCGCCACCGAGGTGAAGGCCGCGTTGTCGAGCCTGGTCGACGAGTACGAGGCCGACATCCAGCTCAAGGAACGTCGTGAACAACTGAAGGAGAGCCTGTATGGCCGCCGAAACTGAGACCGTGCCCGAATCCCTGCCTGAATCCGTCGACGTCGCAGGCGCCGTGGCGATGCTGGATGGCGCCGCCCGGGTCGACGAAGCCGACCGCGAACCCGAGCCGGTACCGGATTCCGAACAGGGCGAGCCGGCGGACGAGCCTGAAGCCGACGCCCACGCCGACGTCGAGGTCGAGGCCGAGCCGCAAGCGGCGGTCGCCGACGAAGCGCCGGAGTTCTGGAGCGCCGAGGACAAGGCAGCCTGGCAGGACGTGCCCGAGACGCTGCGGCCGCTGATCGCCAAGTACGAGCAGCAGCGCATCGCCTTCGTCAACGAGAAGAGCCGCGAGGCCGCCCAGGTGCGCGAAGAGGCCTTGCGCGTGGCCGCGGGCGCCGTCGGCGTCGTCGAGCAGGCGGCGGCGTGGTGGCAGCAGAACGGTCCGGCCTTCCAGCAGGCTTTCGCCGACCGCTGGTCGCAGGTCGACTGGAACCAGCTCGCCGCGGACAATCCGGCCGAATGGGCACGGCTCAAGCAGCAGCGCGACCATGAGGCGACGCTGCTGATCGAGGCCAACCGCCGCGGCCAGGCCGAGATCGCCATGGCCAACGAGCGGGCCGAGCGCGCCCTGTTCGAGGCCCGCGAGGTCGAGCACGCCAAGCTCGCGAAGAAGCTGCCGGAGTATTTCGGCCCGGACGTCTCGGCCAAGACCTATGACGACCTCGGTAACTTCCTGTTCGCCAAGGGCATCCCGGCCGACCGCATCAACGCCATCCATGAGGCCCCGGTCATCGAGCTGGCGCTCGCCGCCATGCGCTTCGAGCAGGCCCAGAAACAGGCTCATGCCCTGAGGTCATCCGAAGGGTCGACCGCGAGGTCACACGCTACCGCGAAGACGACACCGACCCGCGTCGCTCCCGGACCGGCCTTTCGTGCCGGCAACCGACAGAGCGAGGCAGCTCGGCAAGTGGGCGAGCGGTTCAGGAAGAGCGGAGGGGCTTCGATCGCCGACGCGGCCGAGCTCATCCGGTTGAACGAACTCTAGTCACAGGAAACCGCAAATGGCTGCACCGACCAATACCTTCATCAGCAACAGCGCCGTGGGCAACCGCGAATCGCTGCACAACATCATCACCGTCCTCAACAAGGACGAGACGCCGTTCATCAGCACGATCGGCTCGGGCGACGCCGATGCCACCTACGAGGAGTGGCAGCTGGACGCGCTCGGCAACGCCGACACGAACAACTCCAACCTCGAGGGCGACGACACGACGGCGGCGGCGATCACGCCGACGGTGCGCGTGGGCAACCGCACGCAGATCCTGAAGAAGCCCTTCACCATCTCCAACACCCAGGAGGCGGTGAAGAAGGCCGGCCGCGACAGCGAGATCAGCTACCAGACCGCGCTGGCCGGCCGTCGCGCCAAGATGGATCTCGAGGCCATCGTCTGCCAGAACCAGGCGTCGGTCGCCCAGTCGGGCGCCGTCACGCGCAAGCTCGGCGGCTTCGAGAGCTGGCTGACCAGCAACGTCTCGCGCGGCGCCGGCGGCGCCTCGGGCGGCTTCACCGCGGGCAACACCGTGGCGCCGACCGACGGCACGCAGCGGGCCTCGACCGAGGCGCTGCTCAAGACCGTGATTCGCGCGGCGTGGACCGCCGGCGGCAAGCCGACGATCCTGCTGATGGGCGCCACCCAGAAGCAGGCCTTCTCGGCCTTCACCGGCATCGCCACCCAGTACCAGGAGCCCAAGGGCAAGGCCGCGACCGTGATCGGCGCCGTCGATCGCTACGTCTCGGACTTCGGCACCTTCAATGCCCTGGCCAGCCGCTTCGTGCGCGGCCGCGAGATCGAGGTCATCGATCCGTCGCTGTGGCGCATGCTGTGGCTGCGCAAGTGGAAGAAGGAGGAGCTCGCCAAGACCGGCGACGCCCGCAAGTTCCACATCATCGGCGAAGTCACCCTGGAGAGCCGCAACGAGGCTGGCAACGGCATCGTCGCCGATCTGACCTGAAGCTGATCATGACCGGGGGAGGGACTTCGGTCCCTCCCGCCACCTTCCCAGGAGTTGGACATGGCGAAGAAGCCCAGCGACGTAAACATCGTGGTCACCGTGAACCACGTCTATCTGCCGCTCGACGAGCACGGCAACGGCCGCGCCGATTGGGCCGGGGCAGAAGTGACGACGCGCGTCGACAAGCGGGCCCGCCTGAAGGTTCCGGCCGATCTCGCCAGGTTCCTGTCCGATCGCGACCAGGTGGAGATCCTCTGATGTCACAGCGGCTGCTTGGCTTCGACCCGGCCACCGGCCTCGCGCAATGGTGGCTCGAGGATGGCGAGGGCAACTGGGCGCAGAAATCGTCCCAGGTGGCGACGCCGATCCTCGACCTGAACAAGGCGGCGCAGAACCACTGCGATCCCTACAACGCCGCGCGCGACGTCCGCATGGTGGCGCGCATCCCGCTGATCGTCATCGCCAAATGGCGCAACGAGCTCGGCGTCGACTACTGGAACCCCGACCACCAGGACAAGGTCGACCAGCTGCTGAACAGCGCCGACTGGCGCTGGCTGCGCACCGATGGAGGCATGGTCTGATGGCCTCCCAGATCACCACCTACACCGGTCTCAAGGCGGGCATGCTCGCCTGGCTGGCCCGCACCGGCGATGCGCTGCTCGATGCGCGCTTCGACGACTTCCTGCTGAACTGCGAGCGGCGCATGTATTACGGCTTCGCCGTCGACGAGCCCGCGAGCCCGCTGCGCTCGGATGCGCTGCGCATTCCCGAGATGGAGGCCGTCGATGCGGCCTTCGCGCTCGCGTCCGGCACCGTGGCCCAGCCGGCGGGCTTCCTCGAGCTGATCTCGGCCTACAACAATACGCGCAACGCGCCGCTCGACATCGTGAGCCAGCGCACGCTCGACGGCTACGGCACGCAGAGTCTCGGCGGCACGCGGCTGATCGCCGTGTCGGGCACGAACTTCCGCCTCCTCGATGCACCGTCGAGCGGCACGGCGACGCTGCGCTACTACCGCAAGCTCGCGACGCCGGCGGCCTCGGCCGTCAACGACATCCTGACGAACTATCCCGACGTCTACCTCTATGGCTGCCTGGTCGAGGCGGCGATCTTCACCCAGGGCGAGGCCGAAGCGCAGCGCTACCTGCAGCTCTACAACGCCTCCGTCGCGGGGCTGAACGCGCGCAGCCAGCGCATCACCGGCTCGAGCGTGCCGGTGATCCGCGTGCGGGCCGGGAGGACGCCGTGACGGTCATTCCCTTCGCCGAATGGCGCCCCGACATGCCGGCGCTCAGCGAATGGGCGCGCGAAGCGTTGAACGTCGTGCCCGCCGAGGAGAGCTACCGGCCGCTCAACGCCCTGTCGGGCGTATCGAGTGCGCTGTTCGCGCGCGCCCAGGGCGCCGCCTGGTTCCGCGGCACCGCCGGCGCCACGAAGATGTTCGCCGGTGACGCGAGCAAGCTCTACCTGCTGAACGGCACGACCTGGACGGATGTCACGCGCCGCGAGGCGGCCAAGACCATCAGCGCCATCTCGGTGAACAGCCCCACCGCGGCCATGCAGGTGACGGCGCACGGCTACAGCCCCGGCGATCAGATCTACGTCAGCGGCGTCGTCGGCATGACGCAGATCAACGGCGCGATCGTCACGGTCAGCAGCCTGAACAGCGCGGACAACTTCAACTTCACCCCGGGCACGGCCGGCTTCTCGGCCTACGTGTCGGGCGGCACGGCGCAACGGCTCACGCCCTATGCCCCCGGCGGCGACAATCTCTGGCGCTTCACCCAGTTCGGCACGCTCGCGATCGCCGTCAACGGCGTCGATGCGCCGCAAAAGTTCGACCTCGCGGCCGGCACCAGCTGGACGGCGCTGGCCGGCTCGCCGCCCGTCGGGACGTTCATCACGACGGTTCGCGACTTCGTCGTCATGGGCAAGATCGGCAGCGCGCCGCAGCGCGTGCAGTGGTGCGCCCTCGACAATGCCGAATCCTGGGCGCCGTCGCTCACGACGCAGGCCGACCTGCAGGAGATGCCCGACGGCGGCAACGTCACCGGCCTGGTCGGCGGCGAGATCGGCCTGATCTTCCAGGAGACCAGCATCCGCCGCATGAGCTACGAAGGCGCGCCGATCGTCTTCCGCATCGACAAGATCGCCAACGACATCGGCGCCAGCGTGCCGGGCAGCGTCGCCGGCCTGCTCGACATGGCGTTCTTCCTGCACAAGTCCGGCTTCTACATGGTGCGCGGCGGCCAGACGATCACGCCGATCGGCCGCGGCAAGGTCGATCGCACCTTCTGGACGGAGTTCGACGAGATCAACCAGTTCCGCGCCACGTCGGCGATCGATCCGGTGCGCGGCCTCTACATCTTCTCCTATCCCGCCAACGATGCCGTGAACGGCACGCCCAATCGCCTGCTGATCTACAACTGGCATACCGGGCGCTGGAGCCGCGCGATCCTGACCTGCGAGCTGGTGTTCGGCGGGGTGAGCCAGCAGGCCTATACGCTGGAGCAGCTCGATCCTTTCGGCACGCTCGAGACGCTGCCCTACTCGCTCGATTCGTCGTATTGGACGGGCACACTGTCCCTGCTGCTGTTCGCCTTCGACACGACGCATCGCAGCGGCTCGTTCTCGGGACCGACGCTCGCGGCGACCGTGGAGACGGGCGAGTTCAATCCTGGGCAAGGCAATCGCTCCATCGTCCGCGCCTGCCGGCCCCTGATCGACGGCGGCAATCCGCAGATCCAGATCGGCGCGCGCGAGACCCAGCAGTCGGGCGTGAGCTACGCCCCGGAGACCGGCCTGACGACGGCCGGCCTCGCGCCGGTCTACAGCAGCGGACGGTATTTCCGCGTGCGGGCGACGCAGCCGGCCGGCGCGGTCTGGTCGAACATGCAAGGCATCGACGATCTCGATGTCAGGCCGGCGGGTGTGCAATGAGCTTGCCCGCGCTGCCCGTGACCGCCGACACGCGCTCGATCACCGAGCGGGTGAACGTGCTGATCCGCGACTACAATACGCTGCTGGGTGTCCCGGCCGGCTGCATCATGCCGTATGCCGGCGCTGCGGCGCCTGACGGCTGGCTCTTCTGCCATGGCCAGGCCGTCTCGCGGACCACGTACGCCGATCTCTTCGCCGCCATCGGCACGGCCTACGGACCGGGCGATGGATCGACGACCTTCAACCTGCCGGATCTGCGCGGCCGCGTCGCGGCCGGCCGCGACGACATGGGCGGCACCGACGCCGGCCGCCTGACCGGGGGGGTCGCCAACCGCACGGTCCTGGGCGGCGCCGGCGGTGCGGCGACCCACACGCTCAGCACGGCGGAGATGCCGGCGCACAGCCATGGCGTCAACGACCCGAGCCACGCGCACAGCTATGGCGCGGGCCAGGTGCCGAGTGCCTTTACGCCGCGCGGCACCAACGGCGACGGCACGAACTTCAACAACAATCCGTCGACCAACGGAGCCTTCACCGGCATCTCCATCCAGAACGCCGGCGGCGGCGGTGCGCACAACAACACGCAGCCGACCCTCATCCTCAACTATGTGATCGCGACATGATCCCCCTTCGCCAAGGCTTCGGGGGGCAGGTCCCCCTGCAGAGGACGATCGCGACCGGCATTCCGTTGCGCGACCTGCATCTCGCCTGGCCGGAGCTGTGGCCGCTGCTGGAGCCCGCGGTGCGGCGCACGCCCGACAAGCCCGACGTGCTGGCGCGCCTGATCGCGCGCGATGCGCAGCTCTGGGCGGTCTACGAGGACGACAAGGCCATTGCCGCGATCGTGACGCAGGTGACCTGCGAGCGCGATGGCAAACGCTGTCGGCTGTGGCTGGTCGGCGCCTGCCCTGAGGCTGCTCGAAGGGGCAGTCGCATGCGCGAATGGGCGGCCGACTTCCTGTGCAAGCTCGAGCTTTGGGCGCGCTCGCTGGGCTGCATCGCGCTCTGGGGATCCGGCCGCGAGGGCTGGGATCGCATCGTCAAGAGAATGGGCGGAAGCCGCATCGGCACCATCGCCGGCTTCCCTGCCTGGGAAAGGAGACTTTGATGGGTGGTGGATCACCGCAACCGAGCACGACGGTTCAGCAGACCAAGCAGTCGAACGAACCGCCAGCCTACATCCAGCCCTATCTGCAGAAGGGCATCCAGGATCTGACGGCGCTCTACGACAAGGGCAGCGCACCGGGTTACTACCCCGGCGCGACCGTCGCTGCGCCGTCGGCCAACACGCAGGCCGCGCTCAGCGCGCTCTACGAACGCGGCGTCAGGGGCTCGCCGTACGGCAAGTCGATCATGGCGAATCTCGACGAGACCATGGGCGGCAAATATCTCGACGTCGACGCCAATCCCTACTTCCAGAAGGCGCTGGCCGCGGGCTTCAAGCCGCAGACCGAGCAGTTCATGCAGGAGGTGCTGCCGGGCCTCGATGGCCGCTTTGCCGGCGCCGGCCGCTACGGCAGCGGCGCGCACACCGGCACGACCGATCGTGCGGTCGATTCGCTCACCCGTGCCCAGGCCGATGCGGCAGCCAAGGCGTCGTCCAGCGCCTATGATTCCGAGCGCTCGCGCATGCTGAATGCGGCCGGCACTGCCGCCAGCCTGTTCCCGCAGCTGCAGGCCGCGGATTACCAGGACATCGAGGCCATGGGCCAGGCCGGCGCCGGCTGGGATCGCCAGAACCAGGCCCGCATCGACGCCGACATCGCCCGCTACAACTACGACGCCAACAAGGACTGGAACTACATCAACCGCTATCTCGCCAGTCTCAACTCGGGCTATCCCGGCGGCGAGATGAGCGGAACGGTGCGCGGCTCGGCGATGCCGGCGACCAATCCGTCGGCGGACATGTGGAACACGATCTTCAAGGGCGCCGGTGTCGGGCTGTCGGCCTTGAGCATGCTTCCCTTCTCCGACCGGCGCCTGAAGGAAGACATCACGCCGGTCGGCGCGCTGAATGACGGCCAGACCGTCTACCGCTACCGCTACAAGGGCGACCCGCGCACGCAGATCGGCCTCCTCGCGCAGGAGGTGGAGCGCGTCCGTCCCGACGCCGTCGCACGGCATCCCAGCGGCTTTCGCATGGTCGACTATCGACGCGCCACGGCTGCGTCCGCGCCGGGAGGGCTGATGTGATGTTCAAACTTCCCTTTGGCCCGACAGATCCGCATCTGCTGACGGAAATCCTGCGGCAGCAGATGCAGTCGCCCAGCCAGGTGCCCGGACCGCTGGCCGCTCCCGAGCTCAGGCCCGGCTACCGGCCGCCGTCCGGCAGCATGCCGAGCATGCCCGAGGCCAAGTTCGTGCCGGGGTTCAACATCAATGCCGGCCTCGATGCGCTGTCGCAGGGACTGGCGAAGTGGAAGCCGCGTCTGGCCAGGCCAGCCGATCCGACACGGCCCGGCGTGCCGACGGCGCAAGGTGACCCCACGGGCGGCGCCGGTCCGGCGTACCTCGGGGGCACGACGCCACTCGGCTCTCCGACAGAGCTGCAGCAACTGGCCGATGCCCTTCGCCTGTACAGCGGCGAGTGGAATCCGAAGGGAGGTTTCAGTGCGTGATGACATGACCTTTATGGCAAACCCGTATTTCAGCGGCCTGCAGCTCGCGCCGTCCGTGGCGCTCGCGCCGTTCGCGACCCCGGCGGACCAGGCGCGTGCGACGCCGACAAGGCCGCTGGGTCCAGTGCCGGAGGACGATGGCTTCCGTCCGCTTGCGCCCGCCGATGCGATGATGTTTCTCGGTCGCGACTACGACCCCGCCAGGACCTATCGGCGCAACCGGCTCACCGGCGAGATAGAGCCGATGGGCGGCCCGCCTGCCGCCAACGGCGTCGGACAAACGACAGACACGGATGAGCGCAGTCCGCCGCCCGTGTCCGATCGCGAGCGACTTCTGAGGTTGGGGCGCGGCGAGCCGAACCATTCGCCGATGCCGGCAGAACGGCCGGTGGCGACCGAAGACGCGGACGCTGTGGGGCGGCGGGACGCGGCAGCGACAATGCAGGCGGCTGCCGCGAAACGCGGCGCGGCCGGTGGCGTGGACAACTTCGTGCGGTCTGCGGCCCAGGCGGCGTCCTTGGGCTTCGGCGACGAGATCGCAGCCGCTGGCGATGCGACCGTGGGGCCGGCCCTGGACTGGGCGCTCGGCAAGGCCGGACTGGGCAAGACGAACACCAGCGCGGCGCCGAGCTGGTCGGAGCGCTACCGACAGAATCTCGAGAACGAGCGCGTGCAGAACAAGGCTTACGCCGACGCTCATCCGGGCTGGGACATGACAGGGAGGATCGTGGGCGGGATCGCGGGAACGGCAGCGACGCTGCCGCGCGCCCTTCTGGCAACGGGTGCGGGTTGGTCCGGCCTTGGCAAGGCGACCGCGACCGGAGCCGGCCTCGGTGGCGCCGCCGGATTTGGCGAAGGCGAAGGTGGCCTTGGTGCCCGGCTGGACAATGCCGCAAAGGGGGCTGCCATGGACGCCGTGATGCGCAGCGCCCTTTATCCGGCGGGCCTGCTGGCGCCCAGGATCGGCAATGCCGTGATGGAGAGCGGGCCGGGGCGCTACATCGCGGAGAAGGTCGTTGTCCCCGGCTTCAACGTCGCGGCCGGCGCCGCCGACCGCGTGGCGGCGGCGCTTCGGCCGTCGCCGCCTGCCGGCATGTTCGCCAACGTCGCCGAGAAGCTGAGGTCGGGCGCGCCGACGCAGATCGTCGACAACGCATCGGCGAGACGTTTCGGCAATGTCGTGCGCGAAGGACGGGACGATGCGACATCTGCTGCGTCGACCCTCGACAAGCTCGGACCTGGCGCGCAGCTCGCCGACATCAATTCGGTGACGCAACGTTATCGGCAGAGGCTCGAAGCGCTGTCGAAGGACAGGGCGCCGAGGGACGTCGACGAGGCGATCCTTGCGTTTCCGACGTCCATTGCGGATGGCTTGAAGCGGGCTTTCGCGGGCGTCGCCAGGCATGAGCGGTTCGGCAATGACGCTGTCCGTGACAACACCCTGCAACGGATCACACGCGGCGATTGGGGCGACAATGCCGAGTTTCTCGACCGCATGGCGGCGCAGCTCGCCGGCGCAAGTCGCTCGCCAAATCACATCCAGCGCGGACTCGGTGGGTGGCTGGTCCCGCAACCACGGCGGCAGGAGTAGTCGATGGACATCGGTGCAGCGAACTGGAACGAGGACGACAACGCCAACACCACGGCTGCCCCCGACGGGGCGCCGGAGGGCATGGCGCCGAGCGGTGTGAACAACGTCCTGCGTGCCCACCAGGGTGCCCTGAAGCGATTTTACAACTGGACGAGCCCCAAGAGCACGGCCGGTTCGGGAACGGCCTACACGCTGGGCTATGCGGTGGCGCCGGGCTCGCTGGTCGACGGGATGACCCACCTCGTGCAGTTCCACGCAGGCAACGGGACCGGCGCCACGCTCAACGTCAACAATCTGGGGGCGACGCCGCTGCACTACCACGCGGCAGGAGCGTGGCGGGTTGCTCCGCCTGGCCTGATCGACATCGACGAGGTGTGCCGCGTTGCCTATCACAGCAGCAGCGGCGCGTATCGCCTGCTCGGCCGCCGGAACAGGACGGGTGAAGTCGTGCCCTTCGCGGGCTCGACGGCGCCGGCCGGGGCGCTCTTCTGTTACGGACAGCAGATCAGCCGCGCGGCTTACGCCGGCCTGTTTGCGGTGATCGGCACGGCCCACGGCGTTGGTGATGGCAGCACGACCTTCAACTTGCCGGACCTGCGTGGCCGCGTTGCCGCCGGCAAGAGCGACATGGGCGGTTCCGACGCCGGCACTCTCGCGGGCGGTGGCACGCTGGGTGCGGCGCTCGGCGGCCAGACCCAGGTAGCCAATACCAACGTCGGCGGCAGTACGGCCGGTTCGCTGTCTGTCGCGACTACGAGTGTTTCAATGGACGGTCCCAACTACCTTTGGAACGTCGCCGATGGTCCGACTTCGGTCGCGCTCGGCAGCCACACGCACAGTAACGTCGTGAGCTTCGGCTCTACCAGCGGCGCGCTCAGTGTTAGCGCCAGCGGTACGTCTGGCGCCTTCAGCGTCGTGCAGCCGACCCGCGTTCTCAACTACCTAATCCGCATCTGACAGGAGTCTGCATGAGCGAAACCTTCACTGCGCCGGCCGGCAAGGTGTACTGCGGCAAAGAGCAGACACGTCGTTGTCGACGGTGGAGAGCCCCGCACCGCTGTCCAATGCGCGTTGGGCGATTCTGATGCTTAAGTTCCAAGCGATCCGCATCAGTCTGGCTGGCGGGACGCCTAGCGTATCAGCATCGCCCGGCATAGGGGCGGGACGATGAGTGACATAACGAATGGCAACAAAGGCATTCAGGCGTATCGCTGGCTCGTCACCATCGGCATGGCTCTGATCACGGCCCTGTCATGGCGGCAGCTTGACCAGATCGACAAGATGGCAGCCAAGCTCGAGGCCCTCCAGATTCAGGTGACGACACTCAGCAGCACGACCGAGGGCCGCAGCAACGCCTCTGCCCAGAGATTAGACACAGCAGAACGTCGCAACGACCGCCAGGACCAGCAGATCGAAGAGCTACAGCGACGGCTGTGGCAGGTCGCACCAACAAGGAGCCCATGATGCCTCGTGAGATCAACGCAGCAGGTTATCGCCTGATCAAGGAATTCGAAGCCGGTCCACTCGGCAACAGCCAACCGGCGTTGATGCCTTACCTTTGTCCGGCCGGAAGGCTGACGAATGGATGGGGCAACACGCACAACGTCAAAGCGGGTGTGCCGATCACACTCGAGCAGGCACAGGTTGATCTAGATCGCAACCTCGATTGGGCGGAGGCTTGTGTTGACCGCCATGCTACGGCACCGAACGACAATGAATTCGCGGCCATGGTGTCGCTCTGCTTCAACGTCGGTGCGGATCGGGGTGCTGGCTTTCCGAGCTCGACGGTCTTGCGACTGCACAACAGAGGCGACAAGGCCGGTGCAGCCGCCGCCTTCGCCATGTGGCGGAAAATGCGCGACCCGAGCACGGGCAGTCTCGTCGATTCCGCGGGTCTGCTGCGCCGCCGTAACATGGAGGCAAACCTCTATCTGACGCCGATCGCCGCGCCGCTTGCCACGCAGATGCCGCAGTGCGTAGCGCCGGAGAAGTCCACGTTCTCAAGCAAGACCGTGATCGCTGGCGGCGTGGCGGTCGCCACCGGCACTGCAAGTGTTGCAGATCAAGTCACCCAGGTTACGCCTCTACTTAGCAGCATCACGTCCGCCGGCACCTTTGTGCAAGGCATCCTCCGCCTCGGGGCGCCGGTCCTGTCCGCGATTGCCGTGGCGGCTGCGGCGTACTTCCTGTGGCGCTACATCCAGAAACGTCGCCGCGGCGAGATTGTTTCGACATGATCGCAATCCCCTTGCCCTGGAAGATGGCAATCGGCGCCGCGCTCTTGACGATCGTGCTCGGCGCAATGTGGTGGGCGTTCAGTGAAGGTAAGGACGTCGCGCGCACTGACACTCTCGAGAAGACCATTGTAATACAACGGAGCATCACCGATGCGGACGCTCATGGCCCTCGCACTCCTGACGACGTCGACCGCCGGCTGCGCGACGGCAGTTTCTAGCGCGTGCCCGCGCGAGGTCGAATACTCGGCCGAGCAGCAGCGTCAGGCGGCCGAGGAGCTATCTTCGCTGCCGCGCGAAGGCGTGGTGCGCGGCGCGATGATGCCGGACTACGGGCGGTTGCGTGACCAGGCACGTGCTTGCAGAGGCGCAGGCTCGTCGCGCCGAGCGCCGAGCAGCTGATCGGCGACACGGCGGATGAAGTGACGGCCAGGCACTTCAACCAGATGATACGCGCCATGCGCAATCACGATAGTGATAGCAAATGACACTAACGCATTTACAGCGTGATAGGCCTTGGCGGCAGCATCATAGACCGGCACTTCGGCATGAAAGCCGATGCCCGGGGCAAAGACGTGAAATAAATAGACCGAGTAGGAGATGGTGCCGAGGTAAACGATGGCGCGGCGAGACAGCGCGCGATTGGTGGTGGTGTTGGCAGCTGCGCCGACCATCAAGCATCCAGTCGCAAGTGATGCCAGGAGGGCAAGGTCTAACGTGTCGACCACTACGCGTGTGCCAACTGCGACGTAAAGTGCGATCAGGCCCGCCGCGCCGGCATTGCTGGCGAACGTCATCAGCCGCTCAGACAGCCGCAGCTCGGACAACCTCCAGGCTACTACCCCGATGCCGAACTGCAGTGACACGCCAAGCGGTGAGATATGAAATAGCCAGCGCCCCCAATCCCAATCGTTCCAGCCAAATGGTGCCAGTTCCGAACGGTCGGTCCAGCAAAACCCCAGGAGCTCCCAGGTCGCTACGAAGAACAGTACGGCAAGCGTTACTCCCTTGTAGGGCCAGGTCGGTAATGCCATCGCTAGGATCGCTCCAACGCCAAACATCAAGTACAGCCCGCATTCGGTGCTCAAGCTCCAGGAGACGTTGAAGTGATCGTCGATTGCCACGACGCCACCGAATTTTTCAGGCCACCAGGACTGCCAAAGCGCGAGGTGTGGCCAGAGGTATTGCTGGGTAGCCGGCTCAGACAGATCGCGCAGCGTTGGATTGCGCAGCACGATCAGAACCGCAAAGAGCAAGAAGGCCGGATAAAGGCGAGCGAGCCGATAAGCGAACAGACGGCTGAGGCAAAAGAAGGGCCGCGCTCGCCAGTCCCACTGGCTGTAGCTCAACGCGATGACGAAGCCGCTCAGGGTGAAGAAGATGGACATGCCGATATCGGACAGCCGCACCCACGGTTCGGCGCCGGTCGGCAGCGCGGACACGGGCGTCACTCTCGTCCAGAACCAAAAATGCGAGATCACCACGAGGAGCGCCGCGACACCACGGAGGCCCGTCAATGATGGAATTTCCTCCTTTCTCATTGTCAAGGCAGCGCTCTATCCAGCTGACGGTGAGTCAACGCAGTCGGATGGACTTTGAAATGTGCCGCGCTTCGCCTTCCGCAATAGAACGTGCAGCAACCCGTCTTGAGCCCCAAACGGACGATTCCATTCCATGCCGGTGTCGGGGCGTGAATTTGCGCTGTCAGAAGCCCAGCCCCAGATCTTCATCACCTCGTATCCGTTCGCACTCGCCAGGAGCATGAAGAACCGGGGATTGTAGTTAAACAACCCGTGCTCGAAGTAACCGCACATGGGAACGCCATGGTACATCAAGCCCCCGACCTTGCAGGCATCGTGGATCAACCGGAACGCGTTGAACTGATTGAGAATATGCTCGGTCGTCCCATTGTTTGTCACGATGTCGTAGCGGCCGCGTCGCCAGAACGGCAGAGAGCCAGCATTCAAGTCGATCCGCAGCGTGCCGGGGTAGGGAGTTATGTCAATTGCCTGGTAGGTCAGGCCGGCATGCCCAAACAACTCGCGAGCGAATGCCCGGTTGGACAACCGGGCAAGGTCGGGCTCTCCGAGAGGCCGTCCGCCGAAGTGGGCGATAAAGCGGTTGAGGACCGGTGGATCATCCGCACAGAACAGTTCTTGGGCACCAACGTCGAGAACGGAGGCTCCTCGGCGGATGCCGTACTGCTGCGCCCAATCGATCATCTGATCGAGAAGTCCAGGATTGTAACCCATCGTCCTTTGCTGACTCTCATCAAGAGAGGGATGATTGTAGCCCATCGACCTTTTGGCAGCACGGGAAACACGGCAGTTTCTGAGACCTGCTCGCGCGAGGTCCAATATTCGGCCGAACAGCAGCGTCTGACAGCTTCAGGAATTCCCGAGGATGTTCATGCCGCGACGAACTCTTGGTCCTGCGCTTGATCAACCATAAGGACCGGCCGGCGTCGGCTGGCTACCTGCAATGCGGAAGTCGTGACTGATGCGTTCATTCACGAAGTAGGAAAAGCGGTCCGTCTTCCGGATATGTCGATTGGTTGGATGATGGGGCGGCTGGTCGATGAAATCGCCCCAGCGAGCGTGCATAGGTCGAAGCAAGACCTGAAGAGACAGGCGCTCAGAAGGATTGTGGCGCGCGGGCAGCGTGAAATGAGGCGTGAGAGACGTCCAGACAATCAAATCGCCTCGGCGTACCACCGCGGTCGTCACCTCCGGGCTATCGGCCATGAGCTTTTCCGACAGCGCACGATGGTAGCGTTCATAGCGCTCGGCATGGGAGCCGCTGCTTGGCAATCCGAGATCCGCTTCCAAGACGACCTTGCCGCGCGGCCAGGGGATGACGCCGGGAAGGCCCGATCCGGGGGTCATGTCCTGCAAGGGAATCCAGAGAGTGTGCGCAAAGCCATGCGGCGAGGTGTCGAACCCCCAACTATCGATATGCAGCTCGGTCGTCTGCGCCGCGAAGAAGAGCAGGGTCTGATGGATATTGTAGTGGTCGGCGCCGTCGAGCTTGCGAAGAGCCTCCGCCAGTTGCGGGAAAGTCACCACCGCCGTCAACGCCGACTCGAGCGGCTCCATCGCCTGGGACATCGGCAGGTGCGCATTGGCCAATGGGTTGCGGATCAGCGTGGTGCCGGGGAAGAAGTCGTGCGGTGCCATTTGGCCGTCCTGCCGCAGCAGCGCACCTTGGTACGGCACGACCCGATGACGAACGATCCCGGCGAGGGCGTCGACCATGTCCTGCGGCAGGACATCGCGCAGTACCTTGTAACCAACATCCTGATACTGGCGATCCGTCCGATCCTTCAGAACATAGCGCAGGAAAGCATTCAT